TTAGAAAAAGAGTGCATCCGCGCCTATGGCAAGTCCTCGTGTCTGGCGTGATTCTACCGCTTGGGCAGGCATGGCAACAGCTCCAACTGCTCCAACAAGTCCATTTTCATAAGCTTCCGCAAATGTCCTGAATGCGTCCGCGGCGTGAGAACACCTATTATGCAGGGGGGTATCCCGTTCAACACCATGTGCTCCTGCCGGGGCCTTCTGATAATTCTCCAGGGCATTTACGCCAGACATATATTCCACTCCGTCAATTTTCAGGGGTCGGGAGCATCGCTCGTGAAAAATGCAATGATTCAGGAGGCGCCGTACCGCAAAAATACCATTCCACACATCGGAAATGCGCGGCACTACGGACACATTGAACCCTGCTCGCCTCAAATACACGTCAAAGGTAATCCCGTGGGGATCTCTCCTCCCTGCGTCGTGGGGAACCAGATGTTTGTAAATGGGGCCAAACATCACTTCCCACTTCGTGCGGATGAAATTGATATACCACTCCAAGGGCTTTTCATTGGCCTGCAGGCAATCCATCACGTAAAACTTGCCGTCTCCCCTCACCTGCCAGAGCCAGAGAACCATATAATCAGCCATGCCAATATCCCAGGACACATAATAGGGAGCCAGATCATCCTTTTCAAACTCGGCGCATAGTCGGCCCTTGGAACGTAATGCGTCCATGTAAGAACCATAAATGGATCCCTCCACCAATGCCTGAAACGCCTCTTCCGGCGTGGAAGGATATTCCTGACGGACCAATCCTCCAAATGTCTTGTATTGGGAGGCGTACCAACGCTTCTGGGCATCATTCAGGGAAATGCCGCACCTTAACCTCAAATCCTCGAAATACTTCTGTAAATCCTCCGGGAAACTGCATCCATGTTCATCATCAGCTTCAAGGAAATACTCCGGATTCTTCCACCAGGGAAAGAAAAAAAACTTCCAATCCAGGGAAGAAAGAGGTTTGCCGACCATCTCCATGGACGCCTTGGTCATCTCGTAATTGAGGCCAAACTTTCCTCCCTCATGGGTGGATTCTCGGACAATCACGCCGTCTTTGGAAACGGAGTTCATGGCCCCTGTCACAATCTCACGGGCTCGCAGAGGGGCGTGGGCCGCGACGTATCCAAGTTCCGAGACATGCAAAAACTGAAATGTGCCGCCGCGGAGAGATGTGCCGGCTGTAATTTTACTCCCATTGGAAAAAGACACCGTCGTTTTGGAAGGCCTGGCTTGAATCTCCCCTTTGATGAGGCGTCCTAACTCGGCCAGGGCAAGGTCTTCTTCCGTGGGATCATCCGGTACATAGTCCAAACTCCTGTAAGCCAACTCAATTTTGCCAATCTTGCCTGTTCCATCCACCAAAGTTTTATCAATGATACCGCAATGGAAATTGGGCCGGAACAGGCTCATATCCAGCATCAGCATGGCTACATACGTGGAAATGCCCAGCTGGCGCGCTTTCAGAATGTCATTCCTGTACCATAACTGCTCATGAAGCCGCCGCTGGGCCCAATTCAACTGGAACCTTTGCATCTTGCCCTCTTTATTGATAATCCAGTACAGGTGATTTAACCTCCACACGCGGTCGGAAAGCTGTTCTTTCAGAATCTCTATATTATTATCCATTATGCCTGAATAGCTAATAGATTGAAATCGCGGTTGCCGGAAACGCGGATGCCCACCATGGAATCGTAATCCCAGCATCCATCAGCAACTAGAGAATGCCATCCCCTTGTTAAAAACGAAGACGGGGAACGGTCCAGTACATCCCAACGGGTTCCGTCAATACTTACCTCAACACCATCCACCAGTGCGTCAGAGCCAAAGAAAAACATCACTCCGCCGCTATGCTGGCGGCGTCCAGCAGCTTCAAGAGAAATCAGGGCGTTAGTCTCCAGCACAGACACAAAATCCCTGCCTCCCGGATCCTGAAACTCATTACCCGGCGCCAGCACCTCAATAAACCGTCCATCCTCCCGCGACACCAGGGCAAACAGCAAATCCGCCTGATCCCCATTGGGCAAAACGGCTACCCCTTCGAACACCCCATCTGTCGTGTACCGGTGCCAGGCATGCACCTGGTGCATGCTATTATAAGTCATCAGCGCCAGCGCCCCGTCCCGGCGCACAAACACCGCCCGCGGCTCCGGCTTGCGCACAAAAGCAACACCCCGGCACCCGCCGCCGTCGGCCAGCACATGATCGGCAAACACCGTCAAATCGCGGGACACGAACCCGTCGCTCTCATAATCATACCCGTACTGATACACCCGTCCGCCGCCCCTCTCCACATACAGCACCTTATCAGTCGCCATCAGGGCCGGAACATCGGAAGACCCCACAAACCCGTGGCTGTCCGCCCGCGCATTGGAGTAAGTCATCACCCCCTGGCCGCCGGACACCGCCCACTCCGCGTCCGCCGTCCCCAGCAGCAGCCGGGAACTCTGCGCCATCAGCCAGCAAATCCTGTTTTGCGTTGTGGTGCTCAACGTCAAAGCCAGCGCGGAATCATCCTGCTTCCCCACCTCGAAACTGTTGAGGTCATCCGTCTTGCTCAACCACACCGTCTGCGGCTGGGCCTGCGTAGCGGCCAATACCAGGCGCTGCTGAAACACATCCACGAGGGAAGGAAACCCGTACACCCCCCGGAACGCCGCGAAACTCCACATCAACGACTCCCCGGACGGGGGAACCCCCTCCGGAACCGCGGAAATATTATCCCAAAGAGAATACTCCGCGGAAGCCGTCACCTCGGCAGCCTCTGCCTCCATCCACGCCGTGCAGGCAGGCGCCTCCAGTTGCGCTCTGGCCCGTTGGCTGACGGACCCTCCGGGCCAGGTCTCCATCCTCACCACATAAACTCCGTCCTCCGGCACTGTAAAAGATGCCTTCTCCATCGTGGAAAACACAGGCATCAACGAATAAGAACCACCGTTGCCCTCGCAAAAAGAACACACATTCAACGTTGAATTCAGCTGAATCGTCTGCCCGGCATAAACGCAGACAAACCCCTGCATCGACACGACTGTACCCGCCGGAAGAAAAAAACGATACATCTCAATCGACCCCTCCGCAAACCGGTCCAAACTCACCTCTGCCTGCTCCCATTCCAGGCGCACCATACTCCCGGCGCCGACATCATCCGTCGTCAACCCATCGGGCTTCACCGTCAGCGTCCGTCCCTCCCTGGACACCTCAAACCCGCCGTCCACCTTGGCCCCATCAACCAACAATGCGGAAAAAAACGGCAGCCCCTTCTTCTCGAAAAAATCGCAAAAATCACTCCCCAAAGGCAGCGTCAACTTGCGCACGTCGCTGGTAGACAGGGAACGCAGCCGCAGCACCACATCCTTCTTATAAGCATCCACCACCAGCTTATTCCCGCAGGAATCAGCCGGAAACCCCTGGCTGGGATCGGAACCATTGGAAAGCTGGGACTCATACAACATCAGGCGCAAATAACACTCCTCCCCCGCCTCGTCCCCGGTCAGCTGCAAATTGGAAGCGGCCCCCACCGGGGAATTGGACGTACCAAGCAGCTGCCAATCCTCATTCGGGAAACGCCGCTCCACGGCATACGTGCCGTACCACTCCTTATAACAATAAAACGTCCAGGTCCCCTTGCAGGTAATCGTATTGGAATGGCAAATCACACCCTTATGAAAATGCTCCGGATAATCCGCCGGAGACGTCAGGCCGTCCACAAAATCCTCCGCCCCGTTAAAATCCCTGTCGCACGTCCACCAGGACCAATAACTCCCCTCATTGAGACAGAGCTTTTTCCCAGCCGTGAAAGCGCTGGCTGCCGTAAACGCCTTGGCAATCACCCAGCCCTGGCGGATGACGGCCCCCGTGCTGAACCCGGTCTGCTGGGGCACCGTCACCTGGACGCGCATCACATCCCCCTCGTTAACCGCCGCATCCGCATCGGACGCATGCTCCCCGAAAGACACCCTGTAACACCCCTCATCCAACGTCAGGCGCACCGGAAAATCCCGGAACTCCTCATACCGCCAGGGGCGGGCCTTAAACTCATAGGGAGCCAGGGAAAACATGCCCTCGTCATCCCGTTTCAGCACCATCAGCTCATGCGTGGGGCAGGCCAGAAACAACATGCTGTTCACCTGTTTGTGGCGCAAAGCGGAAACATCGTCCTGGCTCCACACGGAAGGCAGGGAGGCAACCACATCCCCCTCGGCGGACAACACGCGCAGCAGGGAAGGGGACACCTCCACAAGAAAACGGTCATTGGTGGAATAAACATAAGGCAAAATCACGGAACCCTCTAAAGCGGCAGCCACGCGCCGGAACCCGCGGCGCCGGGAAACGCCGCCCATCTGGCCCAGGTCCAGATTCTCAATCCTGGAAGCCCCGCGGTGAAAATTATCCAAGTCTGCCCGGACGGCGGAAGTAGGAGAAAGCTCGCCTCCGTTGAAAGCGCATCGAATCATGTACCATCATTACAACAAAGTAACGAAGGATGAATACAACCGTAACTTGACTAAATCTGTATGGTTAGATTGGTGAAATACTTTGACAATCGGGATATGAAGGGATTATATTTTCCTCTATGGCAGATCAAGAATCTTCTCCGAAAAAGAAACCTTCAAAGCGGAATTGTATGTATGGCTTGCTCATCATTGTCTCCGTACTTTTCATTGCATGGCCCTTCATCACATGGGGAAGTCTTAGTATAGCGGACAGGTTGTTTGAAGGAATCAATTTTCCAGAAACCTCTCGTTTCGGAATCAGTAGTGATATGTACGGAGGTTTAAATGCCTTGTTTTCCGGATTCGCTTTCATTTGTTTCATTTATGCTCTTCATCAGCAGCGTTTAGAACTTCAACTTCAAAGAAGAGAATTGAGTTTGCAACGCAGGGAATTGAAGGCTCAATGCAGGGAACAGGAAAGACAGGCTAATGAATTTGAAATTCAAAATAAGTTGATGAAAATTCAACAGTTTGAGAGTTTTTTCTACAACCAGATTCCTATTATCAGAAGACTTCAAGATGAAATCCAAATTTGCGGAGATAGCGGAAGAGATGCAATTAATATGCTATATGATAATTTAAGTAGGGTGGAATTATATATAAATTCAGTTATTGCTGATATTAAAAGGAAAAAGGAGGAAAAAATATATGTGTATCCACTGGATATGTCGCGTGAAGTATATGCAACTATTAAAAATAATGGTTTTTTGAATTTTGATATTCTTATCTTGCAAGTCAATATGATAAGACCTTGGGTTGATTCTTTATATAATCTTATATTATTTATAATTAAAAACAAAAATTTAAATATTGAACAAAAAATGGAACACTTGGAGATACTAAAATACAGTTTTTTAGGTGAAGATTGGCAAATATTGCATTCTTTAGGTAGATTGTTAAATTATAATAAAGTAGTAGAATATCTTTTAGATAAAGGATTGTTTGAAAAAAACGAGCAAATTGAAAAAATATCAGAAGATAAAATTCAATTTATTCAAAACGAAATGAAGTTAAAGGGCAACCCAAGTCTGGAATCGTGTGAAATAGAACTTTAAACCAACGGTTCATTTCCCACGCCGTCTAGTAACCCTGGGCGGCGTTCCTTGTCTTCCGATGCTTCCTCCTCACTATCAAACTCAATTGGAGCGGCTTTGCCATTATCAGGATGTACAAGATGCTCCTGTTTCGTTCCGGCAAGTACTGCGGCAATCTTTGAAAGCCCTGGTACATCCACCGGTTCCGGTTCATTGTAACCGGCCAGCTTGGAAAGTTCCCTCACCGCCTCAATCTTGCCGGGCATCTTCTTGCGCATCCCTGAATCCGTGTAGGCAACCTCTTGGCATAAGGGAGAATCTTCGCCCACTTCTCCAATTGGTGTACGCAACACAGCAGTAAGAAACTCAAGGCATTCCTGCTTGGTGGCAACCGCTGATCTGTCCAACTGGGCGTTCAATTCGTCAATCATTCGCAAAACTTCGCCATCCTTGGACAAACGAGAAGCCGCCTTGCTGGCTGCGTCATTACTCATATCCTTGCGATTGTAGGCCTTACGATAAGCGTCCGCCTTGGACAATTTTGACTCAACCAAGAGCCTGGCGAATTCCTTCTTCTTCTCTGTGGCAATAGATGTTTTATCTCTCTTAGACATGATCTTTCATCGTTCGTGTGATAGCGTCTTCCAATCGTTTACGCCCTTGTGCCGTGAGGAAATAACCTTTTTTGAATCTGCCTCCATATTGGGAGGTAGAAACGTCTCCTGCACCGCAAAGGGTATTCAGATGAAAGCACAAACGGCTGGAAGACACGGAAACGCGGTTGGCAATTTCTCCGAACCGAATGCCGGGATTAAGACCGATACAGGAAAGAATAGCGATCTGAACCGGAGACATTTTCAGCCGTGAAAAGGCTGCGGACATGATAGACATCAATTTTAACTCTGACTGCTTCATCTCCCTTCCTCCCTTCTCATATACCGTTCAAAACAATAATCCGGCGCATCCTTGACCCGGCACACCACGTTATTGCCGCGGTAGAGTCGTGAGGCAATCCGGGCATCCAGATGTTCCCCGATATGCTCCGGCAGCAGGTTAGACGTGAGCATCGTCCATTTCCCCAGCCGCCCATCGACAACACGGTTCAGGGCGGAAAGAATAGCGGGAGAAGTATTCTCCGCGCCAATATCATCCAGAATCAGTACGTACACCTCTTTAACCAAATATTCAATAAACGCCCAATCCCCGGAACGAAGCATGGAAACCACCTTCTGCCACTTCCAAAGCTGAATGGGCAACGTGGGGCGTGATTTAGTCAGCGCATCCCTGGCAGCCTCCGCCAGATGCGTCTTGCCCACCCCGGAAGCCCCCAGCAGGGACAGCCAGCGGCGCGGACGAACCTTATTAACGATATCGTTAATAAACCACTGCACTTCCCGGTGCATGGCCTGCACCTCCGGGTGAACGGACTCGTCAAACCCGCCCATATCGTACCGTACCGGCTTGTAACTGCGGACAATCCCGTCCTGGGAAGGCATCACGGAAACCTGCCCGGCCAAACGTTGAATATCATCCATCATTCGTACCTCCTTCCCGCGTTGGCGTCATTCCGCCCAGACGAACCTTGATGTCCCCGCTGCGCATTATTCGTGACCCAGGAACGGGCATACTTCCGGGCTGCCGGCTTCCAATCGGCAAGAGGAATCCCCTTGCTGTCCCGCCATCCACGGGCGCTGAAATCATCAAAAAACGACTCTGCGCACCGTTTCAACTCGTCTCCCTTGGGAGCCATAAGCTGGGCCGCCATGAAAAGCCGCACATCCTCCGCGTCCCGCGGGAACTGCTCTATGCCTCGGCTTACAGGTAATTTCTTCGCATTCGCATCCGTCTTCGTCTCCGTCTCCGAATACGCATTCGCATAAGTAACGGGTTGAGGCGAATCGTTACGACCTGTTACGAGTTTCCGCAGTTCGTATTTCTTGTCGGAAACTTTCAGCACTTCGTAACCGTTCGGAAGCGGCCATTTGGGCATGGACTTCCCCTGCTGGTCGAACCCCAGAATCATCAAGTATGGCTTCTCATTATGAGAATAAAGCAGAATAAGCCCCGCGGCCTCACACGCGGAGAGGCAGCGTTGAATATTGCACTCGCTCATCTTATCGAGTTGGAGAGGATACAACGCAGAACGGAGAATGGGCGTCCTAGCGTCATAAAGGCCGTAATCGTCTGCCACAGACATCAGGCGTCGGTAGAACACCTCGGCCTCCCACGAAAGAGAGGCGACGCGCCCTGATGTCAAAATAGCATCTCTTATCAATCGTGTAGGCATATCAAAAAAGCGTCAGTTGGGGGTTGTAGTTCGTGAATCGTTCGAGTAAAACCCGGAATGCAGTTGCCGCCACTGCAGGAACTTGCCCGTTGCCAAGGGCTTTAAGCTCGTCCACTTCTGGGGCCACCCCATCATCAGGGCGACGAAAGACGCCGACACGCACATCCCCCTGACGCGCTTCCTTCCATTCCTGATATAGAGATATGCCAGGTAATCTTCCAGGTTGCATTTGTGATTGCCTTGTTCCGCGCGGCTCCAAGCTATGCCGTGCGTGCCTATGCAGGCCCGCGGCGTGGGCAAGAAGCCATAATCTGGCGCGGCGATGGGGTAATCCAACGGCGTCAGCTCCCAGCACAAGCCATTCCGCATCGTACCCGATTTCGGCAAGGTCACCGAGGACTCTGGCAAGTCCTCGTCCCACAAGCAAAGGTGAGTTTTCCAGGAATGCGAATTCCGGTCGTACTTCATTGATAATTCGGTGCATTTCCCGCCAGAGGCCGGAGCGGGCGCCGTCAATGCCGGCACCTTTTCCTGCGGCTGAAATGTCCTGGCACGGGAAGCCTCCAGATACCACGTCAACAAGGCCGCGCCACGGTCGTCCGTCAAAGGTGCGTACGTCATCCCAAACCGGGAAAGTCGGGAGTAGTCCGTCATTCTGTCGGGCGAGCAGTACGCTTGCGGACCAGGGTTCGAGCTCGACGGCGCAGACGGTGCGGAATCCGAGCAGCTCGCTTCCAAGTATTCCTCCACCAGCGCCCGCGAAAAGATGTAGCTCATTCACTCTCCCTCCTTTCTCGGCTCCCAGTAAACAGGCCATCCTTCATGGACGCAGGCTGCGCAGAACTTGTACTGCGTTAGCTCATGTTTACAGTTCGAGCATCTCCGTCGCATAGGATGCACCCACGCCCTGCACGCGGCCCGCTTCTGCCAAGCGTTAAGTATAAGCTCATGTTGATGCGTCTCGTTTCTAGCTCGCCTCAAAAGTTTTTGGCGAGTTTTTCCCGGCAACGCTTTGATGGTTGATCTAATACCCTTGTTGGTTAAAACAACCTGTTCCCAGGCTCCACCATACTCAAAAAAAGCTTTCTGTTCAGGCGTCATTTTCATTTTCTTCCTTTCTGCTCAATCTCCCACGGCCATTGCTCCACCTCATCACAGTAAATGATGAAAGAGTCTCCTGCGTAGTCGCGAACGGTTATTTTGCATAAATCAAGGTCTTTAGAGACAATCGTAACGGGATAAATACTGCCACTATACACGAGCTTGTCCCCCGGCCAGACCCTCATGATGGGAGGAAACAAAGAAACAAGCCTATCCATATCTTCAATGCACGCTTTCTTGGTTTTCCAAAAATGGGAACTCTGGAAGAAGCAGTTGTAGCAACCAGCAACCCAATCGGTTGTTATCCCATGGACATCATATCCTCGTATGGCTTTCAAAGGTGTGCCGCAAAGAGGGCATTTAGGCGTGGTCATTGGTCGTCCCTCCTTTCAAACACGATTTCCACCTGTCCGGCCCTATCCAGATCATGCACGCGGTCAATCCCGGCGCAGTCCAGCGTCCGATCGTCAATGCCCATAGCCTTGCAGGCGCCGTCCAGATACGCCTTGCAGCGCGCCAGACAATTATCCGCGTCCGGCTTCGGTCCCTTGAAAAACCAGACCACCCGGTAATGCGTCGGTTGCATCCTCCGACCATTCAGGGCTTCATAAGTCCTGCCCCAGGCTATATTCCGGGCGCGGCTCTTGGCAGCCGTCTTCTTGAATCCCGCCACCTGGGCCCCCCTCTGTGTGAGAGGGGCCTTGGCATTGGGGGACAGGCAGCGCGGCGTGTGGGGCAAGGTAATGGTCAGCGTGGTCATCATGCCGCACCTCCTTCCACTTCCTTCACGGATCCCTTCGTGGTTTTCGATTCGCCATACTCCGCCAGCAACTGCCGCAGCCATTCGCGGCTGGCCTTCGTGGTCGCCTTCGGATCCGCCGCTTTACGGGCCGCGTGAACCAGTCTGTCCAATTCCGTGATGCCGACCTTGCAGCACCCGGCAAACGCTTCCGCCGTCACCTCGTCCGGGAACTCGGCATTCAGCGCGGAAAACGCCCCGGAAGGATCCGTCACTGTGAAACTGGTGCGTCCGGGCGCCATCTCAAAACCGGGAATCAGGCCGGCGGCCACATCCTGTTCAAACCGGTAATCCACAGCAGCCGCCCATTTCTTTGCCATCTTCGCCAGGCGGTAAGCCTGAACCTTCTCGGCAGGGGAAAACAGCTCCCACTTATCCCGGTCCGTAGCGATCAGGGAAGCCTGTTCCACCATGGACGCAGCTTCGTGGCACACCGCCTTGGCACGGCAATACCGGCAGGCTTCCTCGCTGCAATAGCGCGGGGCGTCCGGGTCCATAGCTGCCCTGGCGACGGCAAGAGAATCCTGTTCGGCCTGGCTAATCGCCTCGTCATCGTAAAACGTAACAGATGCCGGACCAGCCACCCGCGGCTGGATGATAGCCGCGTAAATGCCATTGTAAATAATCCCCTCTTCATTGGCTTTTTGAGCCGCCAGCGGAACCAGGGCTTCAAGCTGACGGTTGGCCTCGGCGGAATCCACAGCCACGCGGCCAAACTTCCAATCCAGTACCAGAAGATCCACTCCAACTCTGAACAGCGCGTCCCACTGTCCGGAATACTCGCCCCCTTCAATCCAGTCGGACAAAAAACGGCGTTCCTCGGTGGACACGAGAGAGAAAAGGGAATCGGAATAATTCCTCCCCATGATCTTCTCTTTCACATCATCCAGCAGACGCAGAGCACGTCCGCAAAGCTCCACCTGCTCATGATTCAGCTCGGCAGACTCATACTCCCGGCTATTCAGAAAATCATGCCAGGAAAACTCCATTCCTTCTTCGGCTGCATCATCCTTCAAAAGAAGATACTCCATATAGCGGTGCAACAGCGTGCCTTCTGCGGCAGCCTCGGAACTCTCGTCGGGACAGGACTTCTCCATCGTAAACGAGCCGGGGCATAAAGCCAGCCGTCCAAACGCGGACGCGGAGGGCAGCCCTTTACGTACATCTTCAACAGTATCGGTCATGTTGTCGTCTCCTTCCTATCCGATAAAGGGTTGCAGCTTGTCAGGATTGGCCGCCAGCTTTTCCATCTGGGCGGCATTCATCTCATGCCAGCTCTTCACCTTGTTGCCGCTGGCCTTCGCAATGGCTGCGTTCAGTTGCTCTTCCGTACAGGAAAGAGCCTCCATCAGCCGGATATGGGGAGGGGGAACTTCTACGTCGCCTTTGCCGGGAACCTCCGCGTCTCCCAGCTGCCGCGGAGAGTCAGCAACCTTCTCGGCATCCACAACGTCGCCCCTGGAAATCTCCCTGGACTTGAACAGGGGCGGCTTAATATCCGGCTGGCTCTTGCCGGCCATGTCCTCCGCTTCCCCCTCCACGCTCAAGCCCAGCAACGCTTCCGGGCAATTCGTCCGGGCGAAAAAAGCCGCAGCACGGTACTTGTACATCTGTTCTGGCATCGTCTGCCACTTCTTCCCCCATCCTTCGGCCTTCACCATCTCCGGGGTAATCCAGGTTCCGTAAACATTCTGCCCCGTTTTCATCTGGGCACACATTCTCACCCCCTTCTGAAAATCCTCTTCATTACGGTACTCGAACCAAGTCGCCGAAAACTTCGGGCAGATATTCACAAGAGCAATGGCAAACTGTCCGGACCAGGACGGGCGGTTCTGAACCACGTAAAGATTCTGCATGATCATCAAAGGGTCCATCCGCAGCCGCAGGGCTGTATTCAGGGCGATGAAGCAAGAACCGGGGTTATTCTGGTAGGTGGTCGGCACCATGCTGGAAGATGCAAGCATCTCGGCGGCCTGCTTCGCCATCTGGAACTGTTCACTGTTGGCAAACGCTCCCAGTACGGACAGTTGCTGTCCTTGCTCTTGTAAAGTCAGGGATTCTGTTGTAGGGGTATTCATGTTATTGGTATTCACATTCATGTTATTGATAACAGGCCGGGGACCAGTTGGCGCTGGCCCCGGCCAACTCACTTTATCGGTCGATTTCTCCGGTGAAGGAGGATTTTGTACACAGGCACACATGCCCGCGGTGAATCCGGTTCTCCGGCAAATCCTTCTGTAACTTGTCGGCAATATCCTTAATCGCATTGCGTTCCGGGATGTCCGCGCGGATAAGCTGGTACACAAAATACAGCTTCCCGTCAGCCAGGCGCACACGCAGGCGCACCTTGATTTCATAGGTGGTATCTCCTTCGGCACCCCGGATAACCGGAATCGCAATCGTGAACTCCGTGGGAACATTCAGTTCGCCGCTCTTGGAATCCACCGTTTCGTTGTAAGTCAGCTTCGTTTCGCCGTCGGATGCCCGGTAGGCAGACTTAAACTCCACCTTGCGGTGCATGTCGAACTTGCTCGCCAGCGTCAGCATTGCAGACGGGGTGGGCTTCATCACGTCCTTGCTGTTCTCTTCGAGGAATTCTACAAAATCCTTCTGGCTCATGCCCTGTCCGTCGTATTTGGTCCAATTCTCCCACTCCACCGTCTTGTTGAGCTGCATAGTGGCTTGGTGGTCCCCCCATCCATTACCATCGGGGGAATAATAATTGAGCACGGCGCATACTCTTCTATCGCTCACGTAAATCACGCTCCTGACGCCATTTTCGGCATCTTCCGCCTTCACGAAATCTGCCAGCGTTTCCAGGTCCAGCAACTGAACACTGCCGGCCTTGCGAGGGGGCGTATTGCCCAGGCAATCCAGATGATACAGGGTATATCCATTCGGCACGACGGCGGCATGTCCATGCGCCACTTCCTGCACGCGGACGGCTGCCAGAGTTTCTTCGTTCAAGTTATCCATATAATTTAATTCTATAATGTTTATGTTGTTATACAGGGTTGTTGGAAAACTTAAGCCTGCTTCACCTTCCTGGGAGTATCGGCGGCATCAACATCGGCAGCAGCCGGGAATGTCACCTTCACAGGAGCATCCAGGTCCAGTTTCCCCTGGGCGGGGTCATCCGTATGCAGGGTGCCGGAGATATCGGCAAACATGATGCGCGGGGCAATCGTCGGATCCGGGATGCTGGCCGTAACCTTCGGCTCAATCACCACCTGATTCACGCCGCCCTTGCGCTTCACGGACAGCTTAAGAGTCAGTGATCCATTATTCCCGGTTGCCAGTACGGCGGAAACAAGGCTGGTCATCTTGGTATCCAGGGCTTCCAAAAGAGCCCCTTCGTTAATCTCGGAAAGTCCTTCGAAAAAGACATCTCCGGGCACTTGTCGTTTAGTTACTTCACTCATGATGCTATCTATTGGTTATTGCGTTCCACGATCCGCGTGGGGCGGGACGGTTTTTCCAAGCCGTCAAAAGCTTTCATGGGAGTGGGAGACTCTGGGCAAAACCCGGAATGCGGGCTCTTGCCGGCCTGCAGCTCGGCGTTATCCAGCTCCACCGCCAGCCAGAACAGGCACGCAGCGGAAAGACCAAAGGAGCAGGCCCCCAAAAACTTGAAAAAGGTATTCATGCTGCAGCCCCCTTTCTTCTTCTGCGCGGGGGAAGAATATTCATATCCACTCCATTCACTTGAGGCTTCTGTGCATGATCCTGCTGGTGGATATAGCGCCATACAGACAGGGCAGGGAACTCATAGGGGCATCCGGCGCTTCCTGTTCCGGGCAACGCCTGAATGCTGCCATCCTGGACAAGGGCAAGAATGCGCTCTCTTCCCCAGCCCGTCATGAACCTTACGTCATCCAAAGTGACAACTACCTTGCCGCGGAAGGCGGCAATCGCCTGCGCCTCGTCGGAATCAGGCAATAATCCCACGCTCGCCGCCTCCGGGGAGGAAGGAACAGGAGAAGAAGCAGCCTCCTTAAGCACCCTGGCTATGGTTTCCAGGGCCTCCGCCAGACTCTTCAACGTTTTTTCATTCGTGCTCATGTTCGGTTAATTAAAATGGCCGCCCGGACGGGCGATTAGTTAAAGCTCGTGCCAGCCGAGCAGCTTCAATTCTTCGATAAGGGCTTCTTCCATAATTCAGTCGTCGTAGTGGCCGTCGGGGTTATCGCACTGCTCGGCGTGATCCACCTCCCACTGGTCAATCGCTAATTCCAGCTCGTCCTTGAGGCCCTCCGCTTCCCGGATGGCGACGTATTCGCCATTCACCCGGATGCACCGGTCTTCGTCGTATTCGATAATCATGCCCGCTCCTTTCTCATCTGTTCCAGGGTTCTGTTCACCTGGCGTATGATGTGTTTCTCTCCCAGGCTGATACCAAGCATCAGCGCGGACAGGTAGCCTGCCAGGTTAAGCAGCGTCACAACAATAAATTCAGTCCAGTTCATCATTAGTTATTTGTTGGAAATTGGTGCTACCTGCTTTCGCTTTGAGGGATAGAGTGCTATGAATATGGATTTCGTATTCCCCTGGCAGCATTTATGATTGTGAAATAGTCTTATTTTATTATTATTAGTCCGCTATGAATATGGAAGAATATCAATTTCAGCAATTTGTCAAAGAGTCCCTTATAGATATAAATGGAAAAATCATTCAACTGAAAAAAGATGTTGATGAATTAAAGAAAAAAACAGCAAGTAAATCTCAGGCCGAAATTATTGATCGCAAGTTGTCCGCAATTCTATCGCATCTTCGAATTCCTTTCTTTGGGTAATCAGGCATTTGCCTTCTTCACTTCCAACTACAAGAAACTCCGTTCCATGTAGAGGTTGCGGAGAGATGGAATATTGTATTTTTACCAGACCATCACCATTAACATAATAGCGGTAATTATTATTCACTAGCTCCTTCGCTTCCTCCACGGTAAGCAGCTTTGCATTCTTCGGTAATTCAGTATTTGTATTCATGTTTCTTTCTTGGGGGGAGGTTTTCATGTTCATGCCGCGGGCTTCTTGGGGTTCTTTGGGCGAGGGAGATCGCGGGCTGTGGTTATTACAAACCCAAGCCTTTGAGCTTCTCGGATAAGAAGAGACTTCATCACTTCTTTGGGCCGGATGCCTTGCTCGGCATAGGCCAGCAGGCAATTCTTGATGCCGTCCTCCATTTCGCTGAATTTGATGATTGAGTACATGGCGTGTTACGTTTGATGATTTATAAATACACCGAATGGTTATCGTCCGCAAGAAATAAAATCACTATATGATGATTTTATTTCGTAAGCGATTATTGACAAATCATCAAAATGATGTATTATCAACGCATGACGCTGACCAAGGAAGACATTAAAAAATGGCTTAAGGCCTCTGGAAAATCCCGCGAATGGCTCGCAGAACAATGTGGGGTTGACAAAAGAACGCTAAACAACTGGCTAAGCGTATCACGAGAAGTCCCCTCAAAAGCCCTCCTCATCATTCAGCGTCTCATGACCGAGAAGATTTCCCCTATTCCACCCCAAGTGGAAATTGATTTCACGGACGAGGAATGGGAGGTGATAAGCGCAGCCATGACTGCCACCCAGCAAACATTTATGGAGTTTATCAACAGCGCCTTCCGTAACGCGCTCAAAGATTTTGCGGATATAGCTCTTCAAAACGCCGCCAAAGAAAAAGAAGCCGCTCGTAAGAAATTTACCCCTGTAGAAACGTTTACAGCCCCTCCCTTGGAGGCTCAGGGACGAATCATCGGCAACATTGCCGCCGGCAATCTGGCGGATGGAGACACCATTCCGCAGGACATCCGGCTATACCGTGAACTGGAAAAAGGAGAATACCTGCTGCGCGTGAACGGTCACTCTATGGAACCTTCCATTCCGGACGGCTCCGTAGTCATCATGAAAAAATACACCATCCCCCCCATCCCCAAACCTGGAACCATTGTTCAATACCATGATGAACGTGGGGTGACACTCAAAAAACTGGTCCGTAAGAAAAACCCGGAAACCGGCAAGATGGAATACACCCTCCATCCTATTAACCCTGCCTTCGGAGACATCGAACCCATGGACGGCGGCAAGATCTCCGGTGTTTACGTAGAAACCCTGGACAAGTGGGAAAAAATTTAATAATACATAAATGTATATGGATATATCACAATTTGTATCAGAAACTATTAAACAAATTTGCATAGGGATAAAAGAAGCTAAGGAAGCTTGTAAAGAAAAAAACGATCCTGTGGCTCCTGTTGCGATTAAGGGAGTACGATTAGATGAAAGTGTCCAAATGATTCATTTTGATATTTGTGCTGTTGCTACAGAAGAGAAAAAAGGCGGTGGCGGAATTAGTATTCAAATACCAACAATAATAAATGGCGAAATAGGCAAAAATACAAATATACAAACTTCGTGTACTCAGAGAATTCAATTCTCAATTCCATTTATCCCTTCTGCATGTTCTTCCGAAAAAGAAACAGCTCTTTCTCCAGAGGCCTCTAATTACTTTAGGACATCCTCAATAAGTGAAAAAAAATCTAATTTGGGTAGATATTAGCATCCTTTCAGAAAAGCACTCCTGTTCAGCCCTTAGCCTTCAGGCTAAGGGCTTTTTATTAAATAAGTTTCTACCTAATAAGTTCAAAATTATCTAGGTAATAGGTTGCGTCTTCTTCTTTATCTCGGTTATAGATAAACAATCCTCTATTATCTTGCTTGACCTTGATTGTCATACCGGATTCTGATTTGCTTATATAACCTCCATGCAGCATTCGATCTATATCTCCATTTTGAAGAATAAGGAAGCGGTTGTTCATATGTCCATCGCATGGATAACGGAAAACAATGACATAGAAGATATTTGCAGTAGAGCTATTAATAAAATTGTTAGGTTTGATAAAAACTGATATTTTGTCATCCTTGAAAAAAGATGTTTTAACTTGAATAAAGAAAAATTTATCTCCTTTGGAAGCTGTAATATCAATGCCCTCATCAACAGACATAATACTTGCATTATATCCCCTAAACAATAGCTCGCTTACAACGGAAAATTCTCCTCCTTTCCCATAAAATATCTTATCACAGGCAGAGCAGTTAAAATCTACTCGCTTATTCCCGGAAGAAGAAATAGCTGTCCTTGGAACTCCTATGGGAAGCTCCGGCTGGACAGCCACCTTGATAATCGGTTTATTTTTTGGGGAAGGTTTGAGTTTGTATAAACCTTTACGGGCTTTTCTGGTTTTTGGATTTTGCACCTTAGCATAAATGGGAGACTTGCTTCTGACATTAGCAGCCAAAAAAGCATTCACTTTCTTCTTTATTTCGTCTAGGTTGTAATCCTTAAACTCGGAAATATTTTGAATAATGCTTTCTGCAATTTCATTCACATGCACCTCTTTCTTACCAAGAGTCTTAAAACAAATTGAAACAGCTTCTTTGATCTCCATGTTTTCTGTATAGATGTCGTTTCTTTTCAAGTCAATAGATTCTTTTTACTAATTTGGCTTCTTCTCCGAGCGAGGATTGCGTTGCACCTGAAGTTGAGCGCAGTAGTGGATTTGGAGGAATAAGACGGAAAAATCGTAGAAAGCTTCGCATCTTGGCCTTCGGAGCAGGAGAGGACTCTTTATTATTACTAGCTGAAAAACATAAATTATTTGTTAGGAGAATAGAAAATGCAGACGTAACAAGCATAACATATATATCTTATGAAAACATATTGAATGCAGAACTGAAACAACTCAAACTACATAAATATGAAGATAAAACACTTGCTGTTAGCTGGCTCCGCTCTCCTGGCCGTCTCGTGCACCACCCGTGTGGCGGACCTCACCGTTGCCTCCACCAAAAACATGGATCTGAAGCACACCGCCGGGTATACCACCACTTACAACGTCCGTTCTAAAGGGGAAGACAAAAAACATATCATCGTCTTCTTCCCAACAGGCATTCCTGACATGAAAGAAGCCATTGATAACGCCATTGAAAAAAATGGTCCAAACTGTGTTGGTCTCTCCAATGCTACGCTTGAACGGAAATGGTTTTACATACCCTTCATTTACGGGCAGGAATCCTTCGTTGCGGAAGGTGATCCCATCATGAGAAAAAATTAAACCCTCTCATGTTCTCTCAACAGAGACTGCTCTCTTGGGTAACGGTCACTCTTCTGGCCGTTACCCTTCCTCTTCTATCCTCCTGCTCCCTTCTTGTTCAAGGAAAGCAACCCGTTACCATCACTGCCTCGGAAAAAGACGCGGAAATTCGTGCGGACGGCGTTTATCTGGGGCAGGGCCAGGCTACGGCGCATCTCTCCAAAGGAGAAAGTCACACCATTACGGCTACCAAAGGAAACCGGACCGCTTGCGCCGCTATTAACTACAGCATATCCACCACAGGCATCCTTGACGCAGTGGGCGGATGTCTCCTTCTATTGCCTGCCGTCGGTCTGGCAAGTGATGGGGCCTGGAAACTGGATGCAACCCATATCTATCTCAAAATGCCATGAAAATAACCTCACTCCTTCCCTTAATACTCATCTCTCTCACTTCCCTTGCAGGCGCGCACCCTGGCGGCCTGGACGCCAACGGCGGTCACTACAACCGCAAAACAGGGGAATACCACTACCACCGGAAACCAGCGGCCAAGCCAACAGCGGAAGAAAAAGCGTACTGGATCAGCTCAACGGGCAAGACCCATAACAAAAACTGCCGGTACTACCGGGCTTGCAAAGGGCGAGCCAGCGATACGCCCAGCGGTGTGAATTGCAAGATTTGTGGAGGAGCTAGTAAATATTCCATTCTATGAAGATTCTATATGTGATATTTGCGGTGTGGGTATTTATTTCGGGAGTCTCATTTGCTCGAACCGAATGTTCTGTAAAAAGTGACAAAATATTAAATATACATTTTTTGAACGAATGTGATTTTAAAATACACTTGCATGTCTCAAGTGATGAATGGCATAGATTGGTGATTTTTATACTTCCAAAAGATAAAATTAAAAAAAATATTTACCCTAGATTTGTTACACAATATTTTTCAAACAAAGATGCAATCAATATAGCAAAAAGTTTAGAAAAATGCGCAAAATGGGCCGATATAGTGGAAGATAGTGAATTAGCAACAAATAAATTTGTTGCCTCTTACTATGCTCCATTAGAAAAAAATCCAAGAAAGTATTCGTTTGATATTTATTTTATATCCATGTTGAATGAATCTAAATCTATGATAGATGTGCTTGGAAAAACAAGTTCCCATGTTCAGTTGTTTTTTAATGATCCAGGGACAGGCAAATTTTCAATTAGAATGTCAATTGAAGATGCAAAAGAGCTTGCTTCTATGTTTAGAGCAGTTCCAAATTTGGAGAAGCAAGCAAAAGAAAAAGTTGTTAAAGCAGACACTATCCTTAGGTAGTCGCGCTTGTATATACTGGATAAGATACTTTAACTACTTCCGGTTCCCAACCCACTTATCCCAATCCGCACCGTTCTCCTGAACGCTGCGGACTGTTTTAAGGGCAAACTCCGTCACATTCAGCAACGCTGCCATCGTCAGGGCAGCCCCTACCGCAGCGGCTCCCCCCTTGGTCGTCCGCGGAGAAAACGCTACCGTCCCCGCCGCCGCAGTACGTAAAAGCTCGTGGAAAGAAAGGGCATCATCCTCCCAGGGCCGTTCCTTGCCGTCAAACACCTTCCAGGCGTTGGAAAACGCCTTCCCGATATCCGCCGCATTGGAAAAAGGCACCAGCAAATTATTCCCCGGCATAAAAGTGTGATACCCGCACAGCTTCGCAAGCTGCCTCACGCCCTCGCCAGCCAGCCCGCTCACGACAGGGATCCCCATCACGGGCCCCATCGCCACATCAAACAGGGCGTGCCACCACTCCCGCTTCCGGCGGCGCTTCTCGTCATCGGTCATGAAATTAAGCAGCCCATTCAGAAGGGCCAGCACCACCCCGTGAGAAACCCACATCAACCCGGCCTTCCCCCATTGCCCGCTGCGGGCCAGGGAAAACACATTGCCCATCGTATTGATCGACTCGCCGCCCAGGAACAACATCCCCGCCTGCATCCAGGTCCGGTGCTGCGCGGCCAGGGACTTCTGCAACTGCGTCATCGGTTGACCCTTGCGGGACAGGGAGCGCCGCACCTCCGCCATGGCGGCCGCGTCAAGCTCGGCCTCCGCAGCGTCCGGCGTCTCACGCATCATCTTCCGGTAAACCGCATCGTACAAAATAGCCGCGGAAATCGCATTCCCCTTCATATCCACCCGTTCCAGCAAATCCATCCCCTCCCGGCTCCAGCGTTCCAGGCGGGACACCCGGCGCCCGGCCTCATCGGCCCCCATGGCAGCCAGCGTGGCGCTGAACCGCGTCTTGTCGCGGCTGTCCAGCTCCGGCAGGGCCTCTATCTCGCGTACAGGCTTCACCAGCTTCCCGGCGTGATACCGGCGGACGGCCCCCAGCCACTCGGCAAGGCCAATCTCGTCGGAAGCATACATCGCGTTAATCACCGTCGTCGCCTGCTTGGTCAGCGTCCCCACGCGCCCGGCCAGCAGCACTCGCGCCGCCGCGCCGGAAAGCCGGTTCATCAGGCGGTTCATATCCAGGTGCCCGCGAATACTCTCCGCCCCGGCGCGGTCAAACGCATCCGCCCAGGCCATCAGCTTGCCCACGGCATCCCGCCCCAGCAGCACCTCCAGGCTCCGGCCCGCCTCGCCATCCTCACCCTTAAAATTCAGCAAAGCCCGCAAATCACGGCTGATCTCGGAGCCGTACAGGTAAAGATCCTGCTCGGTCATGGCCGCCATAAACGCCGTGCAAACATCCATCTCCAAATCCAGGTGAGCCTGATGCTTCCGGCGGGCGTGAATCAACCCGAACTTCCCGCCCGTGGCCGCTTCCCCGTAAGACGCCGCATCGGCAATCGACTTATCAATCGCCTCCATCGTCACATCGAAAAACGCCCGGAAATAATTCTCCGTCAGCGGAAACGGCGTGCCGTAGCGCCTCTCGGTCATCTCCTGCACCTGTCCGCTTCGCTCATTCAGCTTCTCCCGTAAAGCATACGCAAACCGCATCACCTCATCCCCGGCAAACCCGCGCAGCCGGTCCATCACCTCCGCGTCAAACCCGCGTTCCGCCAGGGCCTCGGTATAATCCGCCTGCTCGGACAACAGCACCAGATACGCCGCCTCCATCCGGGACAGGCCATCCAGCCGGAAACTCTTCGGCTGATACCCCTCCTTGGCATACTTCGTCCTGGAACGCAGCATCTCCGCCCGCTCCCTCACAAAAACCTTCTGGTCCCCGTACCGCTCCCACTCCTTCTGCGTAAACACGCGCTCCATATGCTCCAATGCCTTCTTCGCCTGCTTGGCGGAAATCTCCTTGCGGCGGTGCCCGAACAGGGCGTTCACCTCCTTCTTCAAATCCTCGGAAAGCTTAAACTCCCTCAAATAAAGCTGCACCGCTTCCAGCCCGTGGGACTTCACCTTCCGGCGCAGCAAATGAAGAAGGCGTTCCCGGTACAGGGCGTTGGCCTTCCTGTTCCAATCCGGTTCCCGCTCCACAACGGAAATCCCCGTATCCTCCTTCATGCGCCCCTCATAAATCCACTCGGCAATATCATACCGGTCCGCGGACCCCGCAATCTCCGCTACGGTATTGTGCACAAAACGCAGCATCTCCTTCTCGCTCGCCTGCCGCTGCACATTAAACCGCGCCGCCCGTTCCTCAAACTGGCGGGCAATCCCGGCAAACGGCTCCACGGAAGAAAGCGCCTGCATATACTGATTAAAATTCATCAGATAATCAAACAGGGAAAGGGGCTTCTTCGGCAAAGCCCGCAGCCTCGCCTTCCGGCGGAACGTCGCCATCCTGCTATCATCCAAATCCCCGGTGGCCTGCAGCAGTGGGGCGGCCATGGCGGCAACCTCCATCTTCTTCTTCTCCGCTGCGTTCTCCCAGGCATGGCGGGACGTGGCAATCAATTCTCCAAGGGCCGCGCCGCACTTCTCCGCAGTATTCACGTCCATCCGTTCATAACAGGCGTAAACCTCCAACTCCCGCTGCGTTACGGCCACCTCTTCCAGCCTCCCTTCCGCGTCGGGCAGCGTCACCAGCACCAGCGCATCCGGGGCCAGATCCTCCCACCTCTTCCCCTCTTCGGCATCCTCCGGAAAATTCTTCTGGAAAAACTCATCGTACTGGCTCTCGGTCATCTCCAGCAGGCGCAGGCACCTCTCCAGCCTCCGGTAACTCTCCGCGTCCATCTTCCCGCGCAGCGGCTTCCCCTTCGGATTCGTCCGCGGAGCTACGGACGCCGCCACGCGGCGGATGCGCCCCAGCGTCCGGTCCTTCCGGTAACGGTCAATCTGTTCCACCACGCGGGCCATGAACTTGCTAATCAGGCGGTACACCTTCACCTGCCCGTACTTCTCCAGGAACTCCGCGCCATTCGCTATAAAAAACTCCCACCGGCGCTTATCCAATTCCGCGGCCTTCTCCCCGGCTTCGGCAAATTTCGCCTCTTCCTCAAACTCCTTCATCTTACCCTCCCACATGGGCCCCAGCGTCTCATGCTGTTTTACATACCCCCAGAAATGCTTCATCACACTTCCCGCCATAATCTCCGGCCACTTCTCCATGGGAATCGCGCTCAACGCGCTGGAAAGCGCCTCATCCGGCGCCATCTTCCCGCTATTCCCGTAAAGCAGGGAAAACACATTCAGCCAAATCTTATACGGTTCCAGCCCGAACCCGTACGTATGGGGAAGAAACCGCTCCACCGTGGAAATCAGCTCCTGCGCCTCCGCCAGCAGCTCAAGGCCGAGCTCCCGGTCCCCGGTCTCAAACAGATTCAGCTTACTCACGGACCGCTGCGCGGCGGCCCGCATCCTGAACACCATCTCATCGTAAAGCCAATCCCCGTTCGGAGCCAAAACCCTGTCGGCCATCCGGCCAAACCTCCCGCCCCCGAACGTAATGCCGCCAAGCTCCGTAATATCCCCCGTCAGCGGAATCGAAAACGGCGGAGCGTCCAGCAGGCGGAACCCGTTCAGGCCGCTCATCACCACGCCCTCGCTATTCTTCTCAAACCTCCCGGCAAGCCGCGCCTCCTGCTCCCCGTGGGAAAAAACATACACAAACGCCGGCTGCAACGTCCCGGCCTCCAGTTCCTGCCTCATCCGTTCCAGGCGCGGCAGGGCCTCCTTCGCCCAGGCGTCGTCCCGGCCCGCCAGCTGGATCATGCTCTCGCCCAGATAAGCAAGCGCCTGATCCCGGCTCATGCGACCGGCCCCCTGGGCAAACCCCTCATACCCCTGAATCACATGCTGTACCTCGTGCAGAATCGTATCCAGCACCATGCCGGCATCCGCGTTCTTCCCGCCCCGTGCCACATTCACGGCAATATAATGCTCCTGCGGATCGGTAAACCCTCCCGTGCCGCTCCTGCTGTCCCGGTAAAAATCCACCCTCAGCTTCCGCAGCTCCGGGTAAGCCCGGAACAACTCCGGGAAATCCAGGGCCGCGGCCAGGGAAACATTCACATGCCCCCCTTCGCTCACGCTGACGTGCTCCTTCCTCAACCGCACCCCGCGGGAATCAATAATCGCCTTCCGCTTCCCGTCCGCCGGATCCGTGTAGGAAAGTCCGTTATTGTGGTACTCCATGAAGGATTCTGCCTTCTCCCCAATAATAGAAAACGTAATATCCGGATTCTCTGAATCAAACGTCCCGCGGTTATCGGCAGCGCTCTTCACCTGCCGGGAATCCGTAGCCATCCCCCACACCTCCGGACTCCCGTCATAAGCATTCCTGCCCTTCAAAACAATACCGTCATAACCTGCGCCATGAGCATTCCCCTCATCAAACCCTCTCCTCAACTCGTGAGGAAACAAATACCACGCCATCGGGGAACCCTTCACGCTCTCCGGCACACCCTCACCGGAAAACGGGCGCTGTGAAGCATCGCCAAGATCCAGCGTAAACGGACGCCTCAACCTCATAAAACACGCGTACAGCCGCGCACTCTCCAACCCGGTCCCCGGAAAACGGCCCTCTAAATCATGAAGCACATCTTCCGCCGTCTCCGGCAGGGAAGAAAAAAACAACAACCCTCCATCCTCCCGGCTCCGGTTAAAATTCTCTCCGGAACGCTCCACGTCAAACACGGTAAAAACATGCGGGGAGCCATGATACACCACCAGTGGCTCTCCGTTCTCGTCCACCACCTTGGACATGCCCTCTTCCTCCCTCTTGACATCTTCGGCTCGCAGGGCTAATATACTTCTGGAAGCTTGGGGCGTGCCTCCTTCAGTGGAGGTCTTGAACACGTCTTCGAGCTTCTTCTTTATCTCCACCTCATGCAGGTAAAATCCCTGTCTGTTGGTACGTTGCTCAACAACAACCTCGCAAACATACTCCACGCCCTTAATCGTGACGGGAGCGGCAATCACCGCTGTATCGTAACCGCGTTCTTTCCAATTCTTCTGACGGTCAAACACAACGCCGTTCCGGATCACGTCTTCTACGCAGGCAAAAGCCGCGGACTTCAATGAACCGATGCCGTGTCCAATGGAAGACTTCACGCCTTCAAGATCAAGCCTCACCTCTCCAAGTTCGGGAGAAATGGCTACTCCGTTAAAACGCTCCTTCCAGAACTTCGTCACCTTTTCGGTCAGGGGGATGCCGTCCTTCTGGAACTCTTGGCCGGAAATGGCTGCCACCGGATCCATAGACATAATCTTCTCCACGGCTGCCTTGAACCGGGCTACCTTCTCCCAATCCCCAAACCACCGCTTAAACTCTGGCGTCCTTACCTGTCGGTACTGTTGCGGCGTCAGATGGGATGGCTCTCCATTGGGAGCCAGCAATGCTTCATTCTCTCCGGCCAGGGAAAAATGAACCTCCTCCCGTTTTATAAAATCCTCCAGCATCCGGTTCACATCTTGGGAAAGCAGCAACATCCCCGCATCGTCGGAATCCGCCTCCTGTTCTGGTGCCTCCAAAGGAAGCACGCCATTCTCCTGATCCACCTGTGCCTGCGTCTTCACCCCCAGCTCCACCATCACGGCGTCATTGGCCTCCTTGAGCAAATCGGGATGCACGGCAAAATTCTTCCAGCGGGAACGTTCCTCCTGCAACCGCTTCACCACCTGCTGCACCGCCGCGTCATTCACATTCACGCCGTACTTCCGGGCCACCTTCGGATTCCGGGAAGCGCCGTTAATCGCCGTCAGCTCCTTGCCGAGCTCGCGGTACTTCTCCGCCGCGTACTTCCCGATGCGCTTGTAAAGCTCTTCATTATCCGTATTCCCGAACAGGTCCATGCCCATATCCATGCCGTTGGCCGCATTCTGGCGGGCAATCGCTTCCAGGTTCGCCTTGGCCGCCATAGTATTATAAGCCTCCTGCCAGCTCCCGCCGTCCAGCAGCACGGCCAGCCCGGAACGCTGTACCTCGGCATCATTGCGGAACGCCAGGGCCACGCGGTAGGCGTCATCCGGGGAAACCAGCCCGTTGCCCAGCGCATCCAAAAGCTCCTGGCTGGCATAAAGCCCCAGCTCCACCCCTTTCAGGGAGGCTCCCTTCCTGGCAATCCCGCGCTCCACGGCCTCCGCCATGGACAGGGAGGAATCCCGAACGTAGCGGGCAATCTCAAATGCGCTCGCCTGGCCGTCCCGGATATTGTTCTCCACGTCGTGCCTCCGGGCCCAGTCCAAATCGAACCGCTTCCCCTCTTCATACACCGTGCAGTTAATATCCGCATCCGTGCAGGCGTCCAGGCGGTGCCTGCCGGAAATCACCTGCAGGGAACCATCAGTCCGGCGCCACACGGAAATCGGCGCGGCGTTGCGCTGCCAGGTCCCCACAATCCGGTTCACCACCCCCGTCTTTTCATCGGCCCCTTGCTTGAACTGGGGAACATCCGGGCAAAGCGTCAGCCGGTCCTTGTCAATAAAACCCTGGCGTACCCCGTCCTCAATACGAATGCTCACCCCTCCGTTAAACACGCCGTCATCATCCCGTTCCCCCAGCATCTCTACCTCCGCCTCCGTGCGTTCGCGCCGCGCCTGCTGGGCGTTCGCGTCGTCGGCCTCTTCTTCCGCCCGGTCCACGGGCCCCGGTTCATCAGCGGCATTGCGTTCGGCAAGCTGCTCTTCCAGCGTCTCCTGTTCCGTGGCGACACCGCGTCCCAGAGCGGCATCCAGGTCCGCCTGCGCCTTGGCCCGTTCCATAGTCAGGGCAATCAAATCCCCCTGCTGGTCCCGGTACAGGGCATTCCCCGCGTCCAGCATCACCGCCAGCGCCTGCCTAACCGGCAGGGTAAACACTCCCTGTTCCTCCGCCTGGCGCACCATCTCGCCCAGCTCCACGCGCGCCTTGAAAGCCCCCAGGAACTTCACCAGGTGATTCAGCAGCTTCCGTAGCCAGGAGGGAAGGGAAGGATGATTCACCGCGTCCGCCAGCCAGCGGGAACGCCCGATCTTGGAAAAAGCCTCAATCGCGTCATGATCCGTCACCGGCTTCCCGGCGTCCAGGTGAATAAACTGCATCTCCTCCCCCCGCGCCTCCGGGAACAAATCATTCATCACCCTCTGCGCCTCCTGGAGCATCGCGCCGAACTCGCCCCAGGTCAAACCCTGCTCCGCCTGCCAGGAGATGACAGCCTGTTCCATCGTTTCCTCCATCAAATCCTCCACCGTCGCATTCCCGCGGGCATACCTCAACACCCGGCGGAACGTATCTCCCCGGCGGACCTTCGTCACATAAGCGTTGGAAAACGGGGCATCCATGGCCGGAACCTTGAACTCCGGGTTGCGGGCCTGTTCCGTCCTGATGCGTTCCTGGGCTTCCTCCCATGTCTTCACAAGGGTTCCCAGCGGAAGATGCTCGCTCAACGAAGCATCCATGCGGGCGGCGGCATCCTCATAACTCACACCCTCCGCCTCCAGGGCGCGGATAGCGGCCATCGCCATATCCGCGCGGGCCTTCATCTGCCCCAGCGTCTCCGGGGCAATCACCACCCGTTCGGCCCCTGTCTGTTCATCCGTCACTGTGTGCGTAATCACCTCCGCCGCGTCAAAACGCCCCTGGGCCAGGGCCTGGCTCACCGTCACGTCCCCGGCCAGCAAATGCTGCGTGTAGAGGATGTCACTCTCCACCTGCTCGCTCACAAACGCCTGTAAATAAGCCGTCGTCTGCTCGCCGTCCATCAGCGTGTAAGAAGGGGCGCCCTCTTCCTGCCTCTCTCTGGAGACGGAAGCATCCTCCCGCGGCGCTTTCGTGCTGCGCGCCGGAGCATACACCCGGAACATCCCCTCCTGTTCCGCCGGCTCCACCCGCGGCACCATGCCGGCATCCTCGGCAGCCCGCCACGCGTCCAGCTCTCGCAAAGACTCAATGCGTTCCCCGGAAAGGCGTTCTCCGGCAGCCGCGCTCGCCCGCTCCAGGGAAGCCTGCGGATCCTCCATCCAGGAATCATGCAAATTGGCAAGGGCCTTATTCAAAAAACCTTCGGCGGTCTTTTCCTCCCTGGCCTCCAGATACCCCTGGGCCGTGCCTCCCAGTTCCTTGTAATGTTGCAGAGAAAGACCAAACTCCTGGGCCGCCTTTTTGATTTGAGGATAATTCAATCCGGACATCCCAAACGTAAAAGCCAGCAGGGCAAGCCCCTGTTCTCCGTGCATCATCTGCCCCATATCGTCCAAATACTGACGGAAAGTCTGTTTTCCGCGTTCGTCCGTCAGATTCATGCTCTGTACAGTACGCATCAAATACCCGGCTGTAGGCTCAAGAATGGCCTCTTCCGCAGCGCCGGAAAGCCCTTGAATAGCGTACTGGGCCTTCGGACTCGCCATCCATCGAGCCCGCCACGGGGCCAGCTTCCCGGCGGCCTTCCCACCGCCAAGCGCCTTCTTCAACCACTTATATCCGGGCGTCAACCGCCCGATGGGGGAAAAAGCAATCATCTCTTCCAGAGCATCTGCCTGGCCGAACATCATGGCCCTCTTCTCTGTTTCCTCCATAGTTAACCCAATGCTCACCCCCTCATCCCTGCGGGATTGCATGGCGGAGGAAGCTCCGATAGCAGGACCAATGGCAGGAATGAACCAGGGAGCCGTATCTCCGATAATGGAACCAAGCTGCGAACCAATGCGGCCAACCAAATGGCGGTCCTCACCTTCCAAATATTCCTTCTCCCCGGCTTCCATGGTTTGAACCAGATCGGCAGCCCAGCGGCGTCGTATCTCAAGAAAAGTGGCATCCTTCTCAATCTGAGCGCGTGCTTCATCCACATCCATTCCGGAAGCAATCAACTCCGGCAGACGCTTAGCTGCATTCGTAACGGCATCCACCTCTCCCGTTACCTGTAAATTCCGCCAGGCCTTCTGACCTGTCCGCCATCCCTTCACCCCCCCGGTGCGTACCATCCCCGTTACCCCCTGGGCTGCCTTATCTATCCAGTCAATCCCGGTCCACTCGTCACCGTGCTTATCCTTGGCGTACTTCCTGGCGTCATTATAAAACATATTCAGCACAATGCGCCGTGCCAACTCATCATCTCCCACCTGTTCCGCCAGATTATTGATGATCCTGTCGTCGTACAGGGTGCCCTGCGCGTCATATTCCCGGACAAGTTCCATCCCTCTTCGGGCTCGTCTGACACTCTCCCAGGAAATGCCTGCCTCCTGCATCATCATTACTTGTTCAGGGGAGGGAACCACAGCGTCCCCGCGCACGTACCGGTCAATGAAGGGATCAATCGTAGCAGCCAATGCCTCCCGTGCCTGTTGCTGTCGCTCCTGCTCTGCCTGATAAGCACGGGCTTTTTTTTGGAAATCCTTCCAGACGGCAGCCTGTGCGTCCGCCACGGTGGCAAATTCAGGCATCTCTTCTCCCTGTGCCAGCCAATACATGGAGGGATTATCTCCATGGTTGGAACCAAACAAACCGCGCAAAGTCTCAAAACCGGCATATGCCGGGTCATCCATATAGGGGCTCTGCGCCGCTTCCGTTGGCTCTAACAACGCCTCTTTCTGGAGATCGTTCAATAAATCCGTATCTTGGGACAGCCCCAACCTTTCAAAAACATCCTGTGCAAACATATATTATTGTGCTAAAACTATTGATTAAGAGGCAGAAGAGCGGAATCGCCAATATCGTTCACCTGCGTGTAAGTATCGTCCCCACCCGGCAAAGGAGGCAGCAGGCCTGGTCCGTATCCATCTTCCGGCGCTTCTGGTTCATCCTTCCCGTCGTAAATGCTGACATTCCCGCTGGCCTGTTCACCGGGAAACCTTAACGCCATGCGTTCATAAAGCGGTCCTGAAACCTCAACGCCCCGCGGGGTCCCCTCATAAACCCCGACGACGGGAACCTTTAGAAAAGCTCCGTTGCGTCCCAGAGAAATGCGGGCAAAAGGCCTATTCCCAAACTTAGCCTTGATAGCCTCATAAGCCTGCTTGGAAACATACGCTCCGGACGTACCATGCCGGACAAAAGAAACAGGGTGGTTCTCAAGAGGGGAAGGCAAATAAGGTCTTTGGCCCTTAATATATTGTGCCGCCTTCTTTTGCTGGGCCTCCCTCTCTTCTGGAGACACGTTCAACTCTTCCTGTTGCTCAAAAGAATACAAAGGCATGGACTCCAGCGCCTTCTTCATGCGGCTCTCGTCAGATCTTTTTTTGTCTTCTTCGGTAATAGGCCGATAGGCAAACCTGTTCCCGGCATGAAAAGCGGTGAATTTATGGATCTGCGCAAGATCTTGGGCAAGTGTGGCATTAGGATGAGCCTGTCTCCACTCTGTCATGGAAAGTTCCGTCTTATACAAAATATCTGCCTCCACCTCATCCCGCGTATTCTCTTCCTTCTTAATCTGCTCCTGGTCACCACTCTTGTAAGCATTAGCTACCTGGTAAGAAAAATAAGGGATATATACATGATCCGGCATGGCCTTCAAAACGGCCTCTATATTATTCCGGTTCGTATTGGGGCTCCCCATGGCGTCAATCCGGTCTTCCACAAACAGGCGCAACTTCCTTTCATCTCCAAGAACCTGTCCATACTGCCCCCACTTCTTCAACATGTCATTGACGTACCTTGTTCTTTCTTCGCCGGAATTGGCGGGGGGCAGATTCCGTAAATCCTCCCGGAAGGCAAACTTAATGGAAGGGGCGTATTTCCCGTAACTGCCGGTCCGGTTATAATGCTCCACCCAGTCGTACTCCTGCTCCGTGGCTCCGTAACGGAGGGAAGCTTTCGGCCAAAGAGAACCCTTTCTGTAACCGGGCGCTCCATCTTCACCTTCGGAGCGGTTCGCGGAACGTAAAAACCTTCTGGTCTTCTCCTTCAGCTTTAAAACATCTCCTGCGCCCAGAGCATCAAAATAGCCGTCCCCAAGCTTCGTAAAAGCAACACTGGGGTTAATCAGCATATCTTGCTCGTATTCGTCCAAAAGGCCGTTCCGTGTATCTTCCAGAATACCGTTGTTCATTCCATTCTCAGAAATAATGCCGGCCTCGTAAGCCTGAATGCGCCTACGGGTAGCTCCCTGGTAATCCCTCCGCAGCAAATCCCCCTTCAACCCCTCTTCAAAAGCCTGCCTGGACTCCTGAATCTGCCCCTTAAGAACCAGCTCGGAAGCCCTCCCCTGGAGTCGGCGCATCACATCCTGCTGTCTGGCTCCGAACCTGGCGGCCTCCTCCTGGGAAACAAAACTCCCCTTCAATCCGCGGAACTTCCCTTCGTAATTCCGTACAAACGTATTCAGGGCGCTCTCTTTCAGCCTCCCGTCACGATCGTAAAAAGACAGCTCATGACCGCGGGCAAACCCCAATCTCCGGGTCATCTCCTGCTCAAACTCGCTGGCCAAATCATTCATCCGGCCTTCCAGCCGCGTCTGCTCGCCGAAATCCTTCATGCGCTGGTACTGGTGGGCAACATCAGACACAAACTCCTGGGCATTCTGCATCGCCCTCTGAACGGGCTTGGAAGAAACATCCGGCATCTGGACCGGGGCAGGGGTGGAGGAAGCCGCATTCATCCGGGCTCCTCCGTACATGGGTTGCTGTAAATCACTCATCTTCTTTCATCTTGAAACGGTTAAAACTTAAAAACCTGGTGATGGAAATCTCCTTCCAGTCCTCGCGCCCGCGGATGCAGCGCTGCCACCTTGCCCGGTCAAAACGCCCCTGCACCAGACAAGCCAGCTCCCTGACGGCCTCCATGCGGCCGTGGGCAAAAAGAATAATCAATGTCCTGGGAGACTCCGGATCCGGCACCCCCGCAAAAAACAACGAAGGGCAGCACCACACGATCCCTCCTCCCGCGTCCGCCAGGGAAACGGTCTCCCGGAACCAGCCTGGGCGCTGGGCTTCCATCAGAAAAAAAGCCTGCTGCATGGGAGAAACGCTCATCTCTTTCCAAAACCCATGAAATTAGCCAGCAGGGAATCCCTCAACCTGTTGGAAGACTGCATGCTCCCCGGCACCATCCCCCCCAGGGAACCGGAAAGGGAATAAGCATTCATCAT